GCCTTCCTCTACATCAGGACTCGCTACCTCCCATGCTTCACCTAGCTTCTCCGAGACTTCCTGGAGATTGCCAGCATGAATCATGGAGCCGACCTGTTCGATGGTAAGGTCTTTGTCCTCATGTTTGAGACACGCCCACAGCAGAGCCCGAAGGTCCTTGGCCGTGATACTGGTTGCGGTCTGCTGGAGCATGTTCTTGCCAGTGGCCTTCTCGAACTCCACCATCGCGTTCATGTCCATGAGTAGGGTTCGGGGCTTGTCCAGTACGATAGGAACTTGTGGCTTTACTTTCATTCTCCCTCCTGAAAGGTGAAGGGGAGAGCCGAAGCCCTCCCCTTTTCACTTGCTGTTAGCTGGCTGCCCTGGTGAGGTAGATAGTGTAGGTCTTGGCAGTCTTGTTGGTCTCTTTCACCACGATGGTGATTTCGGTGACAGTACCGGCATCGCCCAGGGTGATAGCGCTGGATGCCTCGCCAGTGGCTACCGTGTTGCCGTCCACGGTGATGACTCCAGCAGTCGCGGTTGGGGTGACAGTAACTGAAGTCACACCAGTCAGGACGGTTGCCACATAGGTATAGGTATCTCCTGCCGCAGCTGGAACAATGACCGCACTCTCGGAGATGGTGAAGTATGGGTCGGTCAATCCAGTGGATGCAGTCACGGCTCTCACTGGTTTACCAGAAATCTTCAGCGTAGCCGAGAAGGCAGACTTATCATCATAAGGGTTTGTCAAATCAAGGGCAGTCACCAGGGCGTTAAAGGTCTCTGTCGTGCCCATTGCTGTGGGGAAGGTCAAGACATATTCGACCAGCGTCCCATTCTCATAATCAGTTAACAGTGCCGCCTGCCCTTCATCCCCTGGAATGAAATTCCCCTCCATGCTGATTTCGCCGCCATCTCGCATACCTGCAACGAACTCTCGAAAGGTGTCAGGTGAATCATGATTTGAAACATCGATAGTTTCCCCTGACCGGCTTGGCCCTGTGAGGTTCGTCACTTCTGCAATCGCTGTCCCGTCCTTGCTCAGTTGAATCCCGAATGCTGCTTTTGCTGATGTGGTCATGGTCTTGTACCTCCTGTTCTATTCTTCATGCCAAATTCTGTAATCTGCTGCTACGTGAAACAGGTCGCTCTCACTTCTCGCCCCGCTCTCGTAATAGTCATTCTCGTCAACGTATAGACTAGCCCCAACGTAGACACCACCATCGCCACCCATGACCCCACTGAATCCCTGCAACGCCGCCTGTATCTGCTGCGTCACGTCCTTCGCCCCCTTGTATGTCTCGGCAAAGGTACTGAACTGCCATCTAGTAACGGCCAGTCCCGAGGCTCCGTCATGGCTATGCTCTCTCGGTGCCGATACCTTGAAGAAAACGAGATAGGGTTTCAGTACGTCCTGCGGTGCTTTCCTGAAATAGATGCGCTCACCCACAAGAGCCGTCAGTGCCGCCGTCCCTGCGAGCTTCGTATGTAGTGCCTGTTCAATAGTCATACTGAACTCTCCACGCCCTTCTTCAAATCCTCTTTGAGAGACTTCGCCATGCTCCCCATCTTCGACTCTACTGCTGGCCTGAAATAGGGGTGTGCTGGTGCCCGAGAAGTGCCGAACTCTACCAGGTGAGCATGTGGCGCTTTCTTACGGTCAACTGCGGCCACCGCCACTCTCGGGTTATTGCCCCTCTTGTCCATCAGCCTAGCCACCATCGAGCTTTTCAGTAGTCCCGTCAAGACCGGTGCGCGCCTCTCAGCATCGCTGGCTATCTCCTGAGCCTTCTTCAAGAAGTTCTGCTCCATGCCCTTAGAGTTTAGCGACTTGCCGACTACCCCCGTCCGATACCGGATGATGATGGTGCCCTGTACCTCAGAGTTAGCCTGCATGGCCTCGAAATATCTCTTGCCGCTGTTCGGCTCGATGCTACCCCACACCGTGGCCCAGGTGCTCCAGGAGTCGTACCATTCGCCTATCTCGTTCTGGCTCCTGGAAACTATCTCGATGGTGATTCGGTGCCTCAAACGCCCTGCTCTCATTAGAAAACTCTGTTCTGCCACAGCAAACTTTCCACCGCCATCGGCACTACGACGGCATTCATCCCCGTGGTCAAAACGGCCTCCCTGTTTTCATAGAGGTGCCCTATCAGTAGGAGCATCGCCTGTTTGACTTTTTTCGGCACCGTGGAGGCCGTAGCACCATATCCCGCCACGAAGGTCACACAGACTCCATTGGCCGGCCGCAGTGTGGTAGAGGGCCAGGACTCGCCATAGTTCAATACCACTCGCCCAGGCTCACTCTTGGTGTCTACGAAATAGTCATCGGCGCTGAACGGGGCCTCGGTGTCATCTGTGTCATAGTATTTGATCGTTGCCGATTGCAATGGCGGCAGGGGAATCTCTATGTAATCCTTTCCCGGAAAGGCATCCAGCCACAACTCCCAGGTCTGGGTATTCAATGCCCTGTTTTGGAAATCCTCAACGTATTGTCTGGCTGTCGTAATCAAGGCATTCAGCAGATCATCCTCTATCGAGGTAGAAGCATCCTTGATAACCGACACCCCAAACTCACAGGCGGCGGTCGCCACAGTAGCGACGGCTCTGAGATAGTGCCTCGTCCCCGTGTACGCCTTCTCCTGGATGGCATTGTCGTTGGCCTCTGTGACCTGGGTGAAAGCGCCATCCGTCACGTCCGTCCAGGTGGTTTCATCATCGCTATCCTGGAGCTTCACATCGACAGTCCCGCTGGCCCCACAGGCTCCGGCATCCAGGTTCACCAGCACCGAGTAGCCCAGAACATCAACCGAACTTCCCTCCAGAGAATAGGCCGCAGCCTCATCGTGGCTCCCCGGGACGATAGACTGCTCAGTGCTGATGTCCTCAGCAAAGGAAACGCTATCTATCCTGAGATGCGCCTTAACAGTCGCCAAATCCAAGGGTTCAACGGTTGGAGCGGTGTTGAGCTTTAGTGACATGCTTCCTCCGTGGCGGTGGCCTCATTGCATTCTCTGGAGCCTCTACCGCCGCAGTTTCAGTTTCCACTGGTTCCACGATGTTTGACCGTATCAGGGCGGCGGCCTCCGCTTCGTCCATCTCCACGACCTTCCCCGTCATGTCTACGCCTCCCGTCCTGAATGCCTTATACATAACTCTCATTCTTCTCCCTCCGTACATTCGCTACAAAGCTGCAATTCGTTCAGTCTCCCCGCCTCATTCGCCTCGATGTAGACCTTCCGCTCCGGGCTTTCCAGTACCTCGGCGATTGTCTGCCTTTTGAGGTCTCCGAACACCACATCGCCGAAGGCATCAAAGCAGCAGAGGCATACTGTCCCATCTCGCTGCACCGTTAGATAGGTCGCCATACGCCGGCATGTACCCTTATGCCGCGGGTACTGGTATATGTTCCCGGCGAAGCTCTGGAACTGGATGATGTGCGGATCGGGAAACTTGACGAATGCCTGACATTCCTCTATCGAGATAGTCGGATGCCACACCATAGAGGTCTCTACTCGGATGCCTTTGTCCTTGATGTAGTAGACCTTCGCCTTCACGTCCTCAAAGTCATCCAGCCCCATCATCCGTTTTCTCGTCGTCGTCGACGCACCATTGAGTGACATGATGATGCTCAGATTCTCGATTTTGGCCATCTCGTCGATGTCCTGATAGCTCATCAGGGAACCATTGGTGAACATTCGGATGGTCGTTTCCGGCTTCAATACTTCCCTGGCCAGTCTCAATCGAGGCAATATCTGAGGGTCGCAGAACGGCTCCCCTGTCAGCATTGGGGTGAAAGTCACCAAGTCATACTGCCCTGCGTCCCGGACTATCTTCTCGTATAGGTTCTGTTCCATGTGACCGACATGCACGAACCGTTCATGTGGGCAGAAGACGCAGTGGGCGTTACAGACTGAGGTCGTTTCGATCTGAACATGCTCGATCACAACACCTTCTCCCGCCGCGCATTCGGGTCTTCATCCGCCCCCCAAGGGAATGGGGCCTTGTCCGCCCAGTTGGTGAAGTGTTCGTGTCCCCGGATGTATTCGGAATAGTGTCCGCACATGACCGATGGGTCAGCGTATATCTTGAATCCTGCCTCCTGCGCCTTCCGGCAGAAGTAGAAATCCTCGCCGCCTTTCGACTCGGGGTCGCATTGGAAATATGGTTTCTCCATAGCCTCGAATACCCGCCGGTGAATCAGGAGACAGCCGGTGCTCACCCCATCGCATTCCAATAGGGCAAAGGGCGGCCCGACTACTGCGCCCGGCTTGTCCTTCAGATCCTCATGGAACTTAGTCAGGTATTCGCCGATGTTCTTGGTCATTGAGAGGTAGTAGTGTCCCTTCCCCACTTCGTAGCGGTATTGATAGACCATCGGGATAGGCTCACCGAGCCGTTTGAACGTGACCCCTGAGACAATAGGTTGATTCCATTGCAGCAGGCGTTTCAGCGTATCAGGGTGAAACGTCTGGTCGGTGTCCATGAAGAAGATCCAATCGCGCTCAAGCCGCTTCACCAGGTTATTTCTGGCGAGGTCGACCGGCCAATCTTCACACGTAGAGACGCGGGAATGTGGCGGACAATCTAGGTGCATGATGTCCCGGGTCAGAGACGCCTTGTGCTCGTGGCCCCGTATCGGAATGGCAATCTCGACGCCCCTGCTTTCCTTCTGCTTCACCAGGTCACCGCCAGGCCTCGGCACCAATCCGGCAGCGACCGCCATCTCCTCGAAATAAGCCGCGTGGTCATAGTGCATCGGGAACAATCCCTGCTGCCCGAAGTTGGAGCGATGATACAGGAACCCCCCATCCTTCAGGCAGGCGGTGATTTCCTTCAAAAGACCAGGTAGTGCGTCCTTGTGGACGTGTTCCATGAAGTCAATCGCCACCACCATGTCGAAGTCTCGCTGCCCCTTCAGGCTTTTGACCATCTCGATAGGCAAGAGCCGGTCGGAAAACCTCTGCGCTGCGAACTCAAATAGCCTCTCCGAGATGTCGCAGTAGGTCACCTTGTTGCCGTTTAGCGTCAGGCTGATACAGAGGGACCCGTTTCCAGCCCCTATCTCCAGAATCTTCCTCTCGCGATAGTGCAGTAAGGGCTGTATCCGCTCCCAGAACTGCGGCGTGTGATTCCATGCCACGAGTTCGTACAGGTAGCTCTCTGCCCCCTTGTAGAACTCTCGAACTTCATCGGCACTTTCGTGCGGCGCTGCGTTCCACTCCTCAGCTAGTTGCCTCGGGTGGTACTGCATGACCTTTTCCTTCACCCCATCAACATCTTCCCCCAGGAACCGTGCTAGTTCCCGTACCGTAGTCTCCATGCTCTCTTGTATGTCTCCCATTATGTCCCCCTTTTAACTGTTGTGAGGATCGGGCCAGGCAGGGGGAAGGGAGACAAACCCCCTTCCTGACCCGCCTAGCGTACTAGGCCCTGTTTCTACAGGGCGGCTCCGTCCGCGAATCGCGGATTGAAGCGCATGTTGACCACCGAGAACGGGTTGCCCGTGCCCGCAGCAGGAGTTATCTCCGTTCGCAGGTAGCGGTAACCGTCCGACATCTCCTCTGCCCGGATTTCGAGGGAGTCAACCTGGTCGGTGTCGGTCGAGCTGGCGAGCGTTACCGTAGCCAGGTAGGTGTTTGACCAGGTGGAGTCGTCCGTGCTCTCCGCGATGACGCAAGTCAACGCCCCCTGATACTGCGTCTTGCTTCCCACCAGGATTGCAGCACAGTAGTTGTTGTACTTGGCCATATCTGCGGATTCGCCCGCCTTCTCGGCGTTGGTATAGGCCTCAGCGGGAGCGATCCCGATGTCGATCGCGACGTTCTGCTCAAACTTGTGCATCCTAGTCACCTCCCGTGGTTGCGGTGTACAGGGTCACGAACGGGCTTAACGTCGATCCGTTGGCCGGAGTGAACGCAGTGTCCACCCACGGCTGCCCGTCCACGCGCTTGACGAAACGCCAAGCTGTCTCATCCGTGGTGAAGCGGACGTGCTTGGAGCTGGCGACCGTAATCCTCTGCCTGTCCCCGATAAGGTAGTAGCTGAGGTCGGCGAGGACGATGTCGCCGGCGGTGCCCAGAGCCTCGCACTTCTCGGTGAACACTATGGGCCTACCCAACAGTGTTGCCGGGGGCTTGTCTGCCAATCCTCCAGCGCCAGCACTTCCCTTCAGCCAAGTTAGGTAGGTCGAACCCAGCGCCACCAGTTGAGGCAGAGTGCTCGGGTTCGCCAGCCAGATGGCCCTGCCGTGACTCTGAGGGTAAAGTCTGGCCCAGATGTTGGCCAAGTCAGCTATGGCTATGGTATTGGCTGCGCTCCTGTTGACCGCCAGCAACGCACCGGAGTTCAGGAGCCCGAGAGGCTTGCCCACCCCATCGCCATCGATGAAGGCATCGTCCTCGTACCAGTTGATAGCCTCACTGAAAAGACGCACCAACAGGGCATCCAGGCTTATGGCGCTATCGGCCAGCAACTCGTCGCTCGCGTAGGTGTAGCCGGTCAGCTTCTTGGCAATGAGCTTGATCTGCCCGAAGGTCGGCTCTTTCACCGTCTTGGTGCCCGCTTCCTCCGTCCAGTAGGCCACCACTCCACCGAATACGCCGCTGGCATGTGACGTGTCCACAATCTTGGGAATGTTGATGGTGTCTGAGGACATCGGGATGATCGTCGGCCCATTTGGTCGGATGACTGCCGCCTCCAGTGACCGCATCAGGATTCTATTGGCATATTCCTCGGGCACCAAGAAGCCACCCTCACTATCCACACCCTCAGTCAGACCTGACCGTAGGCGCGGATCGCTGGGCTTATTCCGGGCATGCCAGAGGAAGTCGCCAAAGCTCCTGAACCCATCCGTGCCGTCCTTTGCCTGCCCGCCATCGCCAGGATCAGGCTTGATCGGCTCCCTCACCTCCATCTCGGCTTCCAATCCCCTCATCGTCACTTCCCTGTCGATCGAAGTCTTGAAGGAATCAACCTCATTCATCAGCCTGTCGTACTCTTTGGTTTCCTCGTCCGTGAGGTTGCGCCCTTCCCCATCCACCTTGTCCAGCAGAGTGCGGGCCGCCTCGATCTTCTCAGTCCGCTTCCGCTTTAGTTCCAAAACCTTTTCCACTACAGTACCTCCTGTTCTCGTTCTGCTATCTCCAGTCTCCGCCGCATTGCCACACGCTCAGCATGCCCATCATCGTGAGCACCCTGACCGCCCGACTCCTCGGTTTCCTCCGGCAAACAGCTATTTAGTACGCCGACTGAGGAGCGAATGAGGTTACTATCCGCCTCAGTCAACGGCATACCCGTGTGATTCCGGGCCAGCACATCGGCTAGCCCATCGAAGTCCAGCCCCGCCTCAGCAAAGATTGACCTCACCTGCACATCCGTCTGCGGATATGCCGGATAGGTCACTGGCGAAACATCGAACAGCTCCACTTCCAGGAGTGTCCGAATACTCTCCTTCCCGTCCTCAAAATGTTCCCAGTCTTCCTTTTTGCAGATGAATGCGAAGGAACACTGGTCGACATCACCACGCTTGATGGTTGTCATCAGGTCCCGAGCCCACTGAGTGTCCGGCGGGACAATCTCAAAGGCGAGTCCCTTCTTGTCCTCTTCCAGCGTCAGCGTCCCGCTCTTGTTCCGGCCGAGAACATAATCGGGATTGTGGTTCCACAGGGCTCGGACATCGGATTTCTTGATGGTCTTGGCAAATGCTCCTGCCGCTACCTTCTCTCTGAAGCCGAATATACTCACCGAGAGCTGGTCAAACACGGCGGCATGGCCTGAAATCGTCGGTTTGTCGCCATCTTCAACCCTCATTTCGACTGAGAATGCCCTGTGTTCTATGCCCTCAGCGGCAGTCCGCAAGGGCGCTGGCTCCACATCGGCATCTTTCAGGTGCGCCGCCAGGTGATTCCACACGCCTTGACGGTCATCTGAAGGTATAGTCGTGCCTCCCCTAGCACCGTTCAGAACTCCGATCCCCGTCTGACAGCCTCGGATATTGGCCGCACCTGGGGCTCCATCCTCCGAGACTTCGTGATGAATGAACTTGTAGCTATTCTTCTTCGCCTCGTCCCCGTCCGGGTCCCGCCAAGCATACGCCTTGCTGTAGTAAGCTGTATCCTGGTCTGTTTTCAGGTTGGCCTCGTTCGCTGGCCCATCCCAAGCGGCATCCGATGTCGCCGTGCTGTGCTTTGCGATTGCCTTTCGTTTCATGCTGTCCTCCTATCTACGTGGCGAACTGTGCATCCCACGTGACTAGCCCTCTATTGCCTAGCTGTCTCTCAAATTGGTCGCTGTCAATATCATCGAAGCGTCCTGTTTCGAGACGCCTGAAGGGGTGTCCATCTACATTCAGAAGGTCGCCATCCTGCGTCCTCTGGATTACTGGCAGCCTTCCATCTCTGAAGAGCTTGATGGGCAATGGCATTTGTCAGGAACCTCCTGTACTATCGGCACAACAGCGTCCAGGCCATTACACCAGCAATGACCACGATATAGACGCCCAACAGAATCAGGAATAGTCCGCACTGAGTCATGTTTGCCTCCTATAAGAAAAGGGCACCGGAAGGTGCCCCAAGATTCGCCTATGATTGAATCAGAATACAGGTTCAATCGCGCAAACGCAGCCGTCGTGAAGGGGCGGGTGAGTTGTCGGCCGATATGCCTTGAGTTCTGAGACCCCCTCCGCCTTCAGGGTTTCCCCCTTCCCTAGAAACGGCTCTTCTATCCCCACGATTTTACCGTCCATCTCCTGACATAGGGCACACGATTTGCTCCCCAGTGCCCGCCATTTCAGCTTCGTTATCCCTGCTCCGACAAATGCCACCTTCGCCACAGCATTGGAGAGCTGCACCGCCTCATTCATCCCGACCTTTCCCGGCCGCTTCTGCTCCCATTCGTCCAGTCTGCCCTCTATCAGAGCGACCATATCGTCCTCTGCCTCGGCTTTGTTGACCACATCTTGTAGCTGGCCCTTGGAAGATTGCACATATCGGGCATTGAACGCCGTCACATAATCATTCAGAAACGACTCCATCTCAGGTGTCATCTCTGGCTTGCCGTTAACTTCATCGGCGGCTATCGGTTGTATCGCCTCTGCCAACGCCCTGACAGCAGGGGCTATCTGCCTCCCGATGTACTCGGGGAAGTCTCTATAGAAATCCTCCAGCCAGCTATCCCAATCCTTGACCGACCTCTCGCTCAGGTGTTTCTTGGCCGCCCGCAGCACATTGTCCTTTTCGCGCTTGACCACCCTCTGTGCTGCGTCCTCAAAGACTCTCCGGTAGGACTGCGCTACTTGATGGCGATGCGTTGCCGACCTCAGCCCCCGCTCTTCCACCAATAGAGCCACGCTTTTAGCTTCAGGCTTTGTTGGCGGAGACCCCGCCGGCAGCATGTTCATCGGTATGTAGTAGATATCGCCCTGACCTTCCGGCAGAGGATTCATGTTTTCCAGGGCACGGATATCATTGGCACTCAGCCATCCCCATTGTCGACCCGTGGCATACGCCTGAAATCGGCTCTGGGCATCGCCCCGCAGCAGCCCATCTACCAGGAATTCAGCGAAATATATCTGCCGTTGGTCGGCTCCGAGCAACTTCCTGCTGATGGTCTGTTCCCATCTCACCAGCCAGGGCCGCATGGTATAGACCACGAACTCGATACCCTGGTGCTCGATGTTACTGAATGTGGCGTGTTTCAGGTCGCCTATCATGTGCGGCGGAATGTGAAAGAATGAGGCAATCTCCGACCGCTGAAATTCCCTGGTTTCGAGAAACTGCGCGTCCTCCGGCGGTATGCCCTCCGCGTGATATTTCATCCCCTCTTC